ATCTGCAATCCCTTGCAGCTTTGCATCTTTATCAGCCTGTGAAATCTTTTCGCGTTGAATTTCAGCAGCTTCAGCAAGAAGTTTGACTCCGCGATCAATCATTTCAAGGCGAAGTTTTTCACCGGTATTCTGCGAACGTTCAGCTGCTGCTATGCGTACCTTTAAAGCTTCCTGAGATCGAAGCAAACCATTGGCAGCATTGATTGCTTGAAGCTGGCTTTCACGGCCCTTGGACGACTTAGCACCACCACCACCGCTGGCTAATGCAGCCAAGTTTGGGTCAAACCCAGAACCCATTGCATTTCCGCTTGACGTGCTGGGTCGAAACTGTCTCTGCGCCGAGCCAGGCGCATACCTACCCATGTCAGCAACAGATGGGGCAGATGCACGCGAGCTTGCTCCTACACCATAACCAACAACCCTAGAAATTAAGCCTGCACCAGAACCTGAAAATTGGCTGGCAAGAATACCGCGAAGAGTTGGGTTTAGTTGATTCCACCACCTTGCAATCGTATTTCCAATAGCAGCAAAATAAGACGTTGCATTTGCGCTCATTGCCTTAAAAGCTGATGCAAAGGAATTGCTCATGCTGCTGGCGCTAATTTGGCTCTTGCTTTCAAGATCAGGCAGCAATCCTTTTACATATTCAATAGCCTTTTGGGCTCGGTCCCCAAGGCCTTTCATTGAGTTCGTAAAATCATTTGCAATTACAGATCCGATGTTATTAACCCAATTTCTAAATGCCAAATTGTTGTCGTACAGGGCTTTTGAGAGCAGGCCCAAAGCTGTGACTCCAGCAATAATCCAGCCCCAACCAGGAAGCGCGAGAATTGCAGCACCAAGGGCTCTGACATTACCTGTAAGCATTGGCATCACCCCACCAGCCAAAGCCGTCTGATAACGCAAGATCTCCAATCCATTGGACAATACAGCGACAGCTGACACCACACCTCTAATGATTCCAGTGAGTGGCCCCCATGCGAAAGCCAATGCCGCGCCGCTAACGGCTGCACTCTTGACTACATCAGGCAAAGCGTTGAATGCAGTCACAAAACTGGTCACTGCATCGGTTATTGATTGAAGGGCTGGAAGTAGCGCAATCGTCAGGTCAGCCCCCAAGGCCCCAACCTTGCCGCTAAGGATTGCCAGCTTGTCACTGTATTCATCTGCCTTTTTCGCAAAGGCTTCGGTCATCTTGACGCTGAGGCTTTCAATGGCACTGCCACCCATGTTGAGCATGGGGATCATTTCGGCCCCAGACTTTCCAAACAATCTCAGCGCTAGAGCTGTCTTGGCAACACCGTCTGGCATTGCCTTAAACCGATTGGCAACCTCAAGCATTACGGCGTCTGCCGATTTGAGCTGCCCGTTGCTGCCTTTGATGCTGATCCCCAATGCTTGAAATGTTTTAGAGGCGGTGGCGCTGCCACTATTTGCCTCAAGCATGGACTTGCTTAACTTCACCAGGGATTTACTGACATTCTCAAGATCAGTTCCGCTGGTAGCTGCAGCCTTTTTAAAACGTGCCAATGCTTCAACGCTGACGCCTGTTTTTTGGCTCAGGTCATACATGGCATCTCCAGCTTTGATGGTGTTCTGCACCATGCCAACTAGGCCAGCCACGCTTAGCAGCGGCGCAAGAGTGCCCAATGCACCTGACAATCCAGCAGCAGCGCCGGTCATGCCACGCATAGCACCAGTAACGCCCTTTGCTGTTGTCTCTACAGATTGCAAGCCACGATTAAACGCGACGATGCCGTTCAGGCCATCAACCTTGGCGCTAAGCCTCAGGACTGAATCAACATTCATCGCCATGACTTAGCCCTCGTTTTTGTTGATCAGGGTCAGTGCAGCGCCCTCCATCACCTGCAGGTCCTCCAGCATGGAGCGCTGATCCTCTACTCCATAAAGTCTAAGCATCCATTCCACTGCTACATAATCCAAACCCAGCACACCACTCATCGACGTGCGCCATTGAGTTTGCAATCGCAGGAACATTTCAACGACCGCCCAGTTCTCCTCCAGCACCTCAAAATCAGACGAAATAGACGCCTCGTCTGTGATGATGTTGAAGGCCTGCGCTGCCTTTTCTAGATCCTTGTCTCCAGGGTCGCCGCCGGCCCAATACTCAGCGGCCTCAATCAGTTTTTTCGTTTTGCCCCTGCAAGGCTGGCAAAGTACGCCGACACGATGGCAGCCGTGACGGTAGGCACGTTCATCAGTTGTGCCTTGGCCTTTTCAGAGAACGGCACCTGCTCGGCTTTGTCGTCCAGCACCCCAGACCAGCCAACCAGAATCTCATCGGCGATTTCCTGATCAGTGATCATGCCGTCAGTGTCGTCATCACGCTGAATAGCGCTTAGGCGTTTTTGAACGGCCTCTTGGATTTCGATGATGCGGCTTTGCGGCAGGCGCTTCAGCTCAGCGTCAAAAGTTTGCTTTTCATGCCGGCCCCCATCAACGGGAATGTCAAAGGAAACCGGCCAGCTGTAGGTGTCGGACTGCTTGAGAACAAATGCCATAGGGCTAGCTAGGTCTAAGTAAAGCTAAGCGCAAAGTCGTCGTTCCCAGCAGTTGTGGGGGTAGCGACGAACGGGAGGTTCATCATCTGAACACCGTCATTCTCCGAATAAGTCGGCGAGGTGATGTCGGACTGAGCAGAGGTGAAGGTCACCCGGTTACCGGCTGTGGTGCCGTGCAGGAAACTCACGCTGCCGGTGCTGCTGCCCAAGGCCACGGTGAAGAAGTCCTTCGCTGCAATGGTCGGCGCTTCGATCAGGCAGGAACCAGCAGGCTTGCGATCCGTGATCAGCACCTCACCTGTGGAGCTACCAACCAGCTGGCGGTAGACGGTGCTGTTGGCAACGTCAAAGTCAAACGACTGCAGCAGGCCGGAGTAGCCGAAGATCGAGAACGAAGAGGTGTTGCCCTGACGGAACACCAGCGGGGTGGCTTGGTTGCTGTAGGTGGCAGCTACCGGGGACACGTCGGTCGGAGCATTGAAGATGCCAACCATGGAAAAACTTAGAAGCGGGATCTGGCCCACCTCCGCCTGAATCGTGAATGAACCGCGGCAGCCAGTCAGCACATGGTTCAGCCCATCGCAGTTGTAGATGATGGTGGCGCTAGAGAAGCTGCTGCTCACCGGGGCGTAGGTCACCGACGTTGTGGCAACCACGGTCTCGGAAGTGCCGGAGGCTTTCAGCAGTGCGCCATAGCGCGGGGCCGTGCCAGCAGTCCCAGAGCCAGCCAGCTCAACCTCAAAGGTCAGCTCTGCATAGGTGCGAGCAATCAGCTGCTCACTGTTGCCCATGTAGGGCCTGATCAGATCACGGCTTACAACATCACCCGCCAGTGGGGTCAGCTGCAAGTTACGAACCAACACGGCGTCAGTGTTGGCAGGAGTCGAGCTGGTGCCGTAGGTGGCCTCGCTCTTAGCCAGGATGTACGCCTTCCGCGCAATCAGAGCCATTGCTCAAGTCCTCAGGTTGGGGGTCGGAGGGTTGGGCCGGCTCTGTCCGCTCAATGAGCTTTCGCTTGCCGGTTTTGGGGTCGAGTTCGTAAGAACCACCTTGGCCCCAGTATTCGTCCTTAATCGTAGCCATCGTTAGCTTTCCAAGCTGCTAAGGGTTGTGCGATAACGGATTAGGTAGTCACACATGATGACGCCAGCTGTTTGATCAGCTTCGGCCATATCAAAATTAACTCCCTGTGGCGCAATGTCCATCGCATAACCACCCAAAGTCAAATCAGCCATCAGCTTTGAATGGGCTGAAACAATGATTGGGTCGGCAAGTTGGTCAGGAACAGAACCCCTAACGATGATTGCAATTCTGACGGTCAAAATCCACGTCAACGTGGGCAGACTCGTTTCAATAATTGCTTGGTCGTTGACCGCCTCTACGACAATGGCGGGGCTTTCGTCCCTAGCAAAGGCCTCTTGGCGACTGCGATAAATCCGTGTACCCACGCCGCTAGTGCCCGTGAGCGCAGTGCGGACGGCCGCAAGGATGTTCTCTCGCTTGCTGGTCATGTCTTTTGCAGGCTGAGTTCAACAAATGCACCGTCATCAATCAACAGCGCCTCTCGCACCTTGTATGCAGTGCCACCCACAGAAATGCTGTCGCCATAACGCAGGCTGCCAAAGTCACTGGCCTTGGCCGTCAACACGTAATCAGTGCTGATCACCATCCCATCAGCAGCCAGCACGCGGCCAGGCATATCCAAGATGCCCAATGCAGAAACAGCCCCAGCGGTGCAGCTGAGGCCGAAGTCGTTTAGGAACTGATCGAGATCTTCAGACAGTGCCATCAGCTTTGGGCTTACGTGTGACCTTTGGCTTTGGCTCTTCAGCAGGTGCTTCAACAGCACGGTCAAATCGCAGCAGCTCAGCCGCTACATTGCTGTCCAGCTCATAGGATTTGCCAGCTTCAAGGTATTGGCCTTGGGCCGCGCAATCAGTTGTGATTAAAACCTTCATAAGTAAAAAGGGGCGGTTGCCCGCCCCCACGTCTATCAGGTGGTGATGTCCAAGCAGGCAGCGAAACTCTTGGGATCGCGAACAGCTACGTCGTATGAGACGATGCCGCGAACGCTGGTAAGAGCCTTGCTGAAGTCGTCCTGATCTTCACCCACGGTGATCTCAAGACCGTTACCCCAGAAGCCAACCATGGCCTGGCTGAAGTCACCCATGAGCAGAGCAGAACAAACACCGCTGCTGGAGCCCTTGGTCAGGTTGGAAGGAACCTGATTGGTGGCGGCCAGAGGGTATCCGTTCAGGGTGCCGGGGGTCGGACCGCGGCCGATGCGGGCGGCATCGGTGTTGAACAGGAAGGGACCGTCACCAGTGGTAGAACCACCAGCCCGCAGTTTCTTCAGAGCAGCCAGCACCTTGTAGTTGGTGAGGTAAGCCACAGAAGCCGGATTGACGGCACCGTTCACCTGCATCACGGCAGATTCCAGGTCCACCACTTTCTCAAGGGTGATGGCGCCACCGTTGGTGCCCATGGCCACCGAGCCAATGCCGGAGGTCTGCATGATGCCGGTGGGCTGACCGCTGGAGCCGGAGCCGTTCAGGATGCCGAGGTCAATGGCAAGGTTGATGCCATCGGTCAGGTCACGACGCACCAGCTCTTCAATGCCAGGGGTGCCCTGCAGAAGGGTCTGACGGCTGTACTTGGACAGAGCTGCCAGGTTTTTCGGGCTCATCGTCACCTGATCGAAGGTGGACTCCGACTGGGTGATCGCGGTGGTTTGGGTGCTCAGGTAATAGGTCGAAGCAACACCGGAGCGGCGGGGGATCGCCACGTTGCCGACCAGGCCAGGCATGGTGCGCACGCCCAGCTGCAGCATCACAGCGTTGTTCCGCAGGAACTCGATAAAGTCATCGGCCAGCAGATCCGTAGCAACCAAGTTGCCGCCAGTGGTGGCGCCAGAAGTCACATAGGTGGCACGCTGACTCAGCGCAGAGAAGGGAACAAAGAAGCTCCGTTCAGTGGTCTTGGAAACGCCAGACTTCTCAACCTCGCGGGAGAGATCACGCACCAGACCAGCTTCGCTGGTGCTCCAATCGCCAGTCAGCATGGCGCGGATACCAGCAGTGATGCTGTAATTGGCACGCTCAGCAGGAGCAATGTCAACAGGAGCAACAGCCTCAACGGGCTGAATGTCCAGCTTGTCAAGGACAGCAGCGCGAGCTTCGTCAAGGCTGCGGCCACCGTCAATCAGTTGACGGCCCAGATCAGCCATGCCGTGCTTGTCAGTCAGGGCAGTAATGCCAGCAATGCGAGCACGCTCAGCCTTGGCAGCTTCTGCAGCCGCTTCAGCCCGCACCGCCGCAAAGTCGGTGGAGTTGTCCATCGGAACCTCGGGTTCTGTTTCGGGGGTTGATGATGCGGCAGGGGCCGCAGGTTGAGCGTCGAGAGCACGCCCGACGCCGACCGTGGGGTCTAAAGGAATGCTAACTGCGCTGAGTTCATAAGGCGTCCAAGAAGTGGCAACAAAATCACCACCACCACGCTCTTCTAGCTTGTTGATTTGATAGCCAAAAGAGACATTTCGCAGGATGCCATCTTTCACATCAGCCATCACCTCTTGAGCAAAAGCGTTGCGGCTAAACCGGACCTTGGCGTAACCCCGCTTCTTTTGTGAATCAATCCAAGCCCGCTCCACCACACCGATGACCTTGTTGGGGTCATGGTTAAAGAGCAGAGGCGCACCGTCATTCAGGCGGCTTAGATCTGCCGCGCTCCGGTCATGGCTGAGGATTTCGTTTCCGAAGTAACGAGCAGCTGGATACTCAGAGCTGAACGGGAACTCAATTGAGAGTTCATCTTCGCTGACGGTAAGGTCAACTGCCTCAGCACGAGTCAGCCGCTGACCGTCATAATCACGCGATTGGTCCATCGCTTGACTCACTTTCAGTGGTGTCCTCTAGATTATCTGCGCTTTCTTCTATTGACTCTTGAGGTTCCATCGCAGGATCCTCCATTGCCTCGTGTTCGTTTTCTGGATTGGTATCGAAGTAAAGGTCTAGTTCTTCAGCACGATCAACCTCAGCTTTGCGAGCAAGGAGCAGTTCTTCAAGGTCACCACCCTGCTCAGCCACCACGTCGGCTTGAGTCTTGAAGCCACAGCGCACAGCTTCTTTGTAGGCCTCAACTTCCTTGGCCGGATCAATCCAGCCCCAACCACGTGGCATAAAGCGGACAGCGCGATAGCGGTCAGGGTCGGTTTCATAGGCCGGCAACCGCAATGCACCGCTGAGCACTGCCATCTCAAGCCATGCCTCAAAGACAGGGCGATGGAAGTTCTCGATCATGTATTGCTGCAGTGAGCGCCAGTTATCGCGATCCTCTAAGAGGCTGAGGCGACTGCTGGAGTAGTTGGACTGGCTGAAGTCACGGCTGATCGTCTCGTAGCTGCAGCCCACACCAGCTGCCATGGCGCGAAGCATTACGCGCAGGAAGGGTTCCAGCTGGCCATCGGGTGCATCCAGCTGCGGGACCGTGACGCTTTCGCCGGGGGCCAGGTACTTAAAGACGCCGGGCTCAAAGTTGCTGACCCGTTCGTGGTCATAAAGGTCCTCACCCAGCAGCTCGCCATCGTTGTTGGTGATGAAGCCCATAAGCGCCGAGCTAGCCCTAGCCCGCACCACCTCAGCTTGTTCATATCCAGCCACCTGATGCAGACGCTGAATAGCCGTTGCCAGCCAAGGGATTCCGCGGTTTTGGCCAGGGCGCTCCTGCAGGTACAGGTGCAGGATTTGGTCAGCAGGGATCAGGCGGTGACGGCCTGCAGTTGACTGGCCAAACGTGGAATCGCCGGGGTGCTTGGTTAGGAAGGCGTAGCGAACAGGTCGGCCCCAGCTGTTCAGCTCGATACCCATCCGCCATTCGTTGCCCTCAGTGGAGCTAGGCCCCATATAGGTGTCGTCGAGGAGGTCGCTTTCGATCACCTCCAGCGCAAAGGGCACTTCACTGCCGCCAAACGGCTGGCGGACCATGCGCACGAACACCTCACCCGATTCCGCCATGGCTCCAACCAAGAGCCGTTCCATATCAGGGAAGCTCAGGCGGCCAGCGGTGTGGCAATAGTCCTTGCAGCCCCACTTAACCCATGCCTTTTCGATGGCATCGTTGACGGTCTGGTCAAGGCGGCCAGAGCCGCGCTGCATCTTGACTTGTGCCTGCAGGCGGATGCCGGTGCCAATCACGTTCGCCTTGATTGCGCGGATGGCTTGCTTGGCGTAGTCGTTGTCACGTACCAGCTGACGACTGCGGTTTCTGAGCCGGGCCAGGCTGCCTTTGATCTCGGCATCAGCAGAGGTGCCAGCCGTTACCCAGTCACTGGTGAGGCGTGAGACCTTGGCACCTTCATACATGCGACGACGCGGCGGCGCGACAGCTGCGGTGCGGTCAGAGCGGAACAGCTCACGGATTGCAGATCGAATGCCCATGGTCAGAAGCGCACGTAAAGGGAACGGGGGTCGCCCTGCCCGTTTTTGATCAGATCA